AGCAGCAGCAGGCCAGCATCGAACAACAGACGCTCCAGTTACAGGCACAAGAGCTTCAGATGGCGGGCGAACGTATCCAATCCCAAGATACCCGCGAGGCAGCCAAGATTGCCCTTAAGCAACGCGAGCTTGACCTAAAAGAAACGTCTATGCTGCTCGATGCCCAAGAGAAGCAGAAAAGGAATCAAATCTCAGCTTCTGGTAAAATACTTGACAACTCTGCTAAACTAGCGGATATTCAAGCCAAACAGCTTGCCGAAAGGGCAAATAATCCTATTCAATGACGTTACTATCAGATTACGTAGCAGAAGTACAGAAGCGAATAGAACGCGAAAAAGAGTCACTAGCTAGGGGGTCTGCGACCTCCTACGACGAATACGCTCGCAAGTGCGGCGTTATCAGCGGCATGGGTCTTGCCCTGGAAATCCTAAAAGACCTTTTTCAATCAACACCTTCAGAGGAAAGGGACTAATGATTACTGCCCGCTCGGCTCTTGACGGGGCCATTACCAACGACCAGTGGGTCACACAGGACGAAATTCCTGATCCGACTCCACTGCCTAGGATTCCTGGCGTAGGGATTCTTGTCCGGCCTGTGCCTATCCGGCGCAAGACTGCGGGCGGGGTCCTACTTCCTGACACGTTTCGTGAGGATCGGGAATACCTGAACACTGTGGGTCGCGTCCTTTCATTGGGCGAACTCGCATTCGTGGACGAAGATATATACCGGAAAGGCCCATGGGTCAAGCCCGGTGACTATATCGTTTACGCAAAATTCGCAGGCCAGAAGATTTGGTGGAAGGGCGTGAAGCTCCTCTTGGTCAAGGCTTCTAGCATCGAGTTGGTCGTAGACAAACCCGAATACCTAGACGCAAACTTCAAGGAATAAATCATGTCCGAATCCGGCTATCGAGAAATCGACCTCGACAATCCAGGCAAAGCGCCAAACGCTTCAGAAGAATCCGACATTGAAATCGTGGAAGAATCTTCTGTTGCGCCACCTCCAGAAGCTGATCCGGTGCCCGAACCGGAACCCGCAGCCGCTTCCAAGCCCTCCGAAGATTCTGACGATGACGACGGTTCGACATCCGACGATTCCCCTTCTGATCGAAAGCGCCTAACCCGTAGCCAGCGCCTCAAGAACCAACGGGACCTTTATGCCAGACAACTAACTGAAGCGCAAGCCCGCCTAGCGCAATTAGAAACCCGCGCCCAACGGGCTGAAGCTGAAGCTAACGAGGGTGCCGCCATTGGCTACGACCTCTACATTAAGCAACTCGATACCTCGATGCAAGCCCTGCGCCGGGATTTCGATTCAGCTTACGATGCTGGCGACCGCGACAAAATCTTTGAAATCCAACCGCAAATTGCCTCCATCACGGCAACCAAAGCCCAGGCTGAAAAGGATAGGCGGTCGATCCCTACGCGGCAGGCACCTACTGGACAGGCAGCCCCGCAGCCGACCCAGCAGACACAGCCTGCGCCAGCTAGACGTACCCCCAGCCCGGCTGCCGTCGAATGGTATGACCGCAATAAGGAATGGTTCAACAAGGATGCGGTGATGACGGCCAGTGCCCGAGTCATTGACCAGCAAATGGTTCGCGACGGTTTCGCGCCCACCGACCCCGACTACTTTGACGAACTGGACAAGCGGCTTCAGAGGGAGTTCCCCCAGAAACTGGGGCGCCCCGTCGGTCGTCCGCCTGCCAACAACCCCACCATCCAGAACAGGTCTGCCCCTGCTCCGGCCCCCGGCAAAGTTCGCGTAACTATCACGCAAGCCGACCGGGAAATGGCTAACCACCTCGGCATTAGCGTGGAACAGTACGCCCGCGAGAAAGCCAAGACGGAACGTGCCATGCAGACCACCAGCCAGTACACGGAGATTCTGTAATGAAAAACAAACTTTTCGCGACCCCAAGTAACGCCATCGACGAAGCACTTGAAAATTCTCTGGAAACAGAGTATAATCCTCCCAATGCGCTAGAAATCCCCCCAATGCCTGACAGTGACGCATTCATCTATAGGTGGATTCGTTTCCGGGTAGGGGACCAAGATGATTTCAACAACATCTCTCAGCGTATGCGAGAAGGGTGGGCATTCGTTCCAATCGGGGAAGTTCCCGACGGTTACGTTTTCCCTGGACTCGAAAGTAAGATTTCTGCTTTGGCAGGCGCGGCTATTAACGGCGACCTTGTTTTCGCTAAGCTGCCTCGACGGAAAGCGGAAGCCATCCAGAAATGGTCTGAAGATCGGGCCATTCAAGCAGAGCAGGCTTTCGATCTGAAGACAATCAGCTACGATGACAATATGGGCCGGGCACAACGCTTTGCCAATGAAGGTTCAAAACGCTTTTCCAGAGGGCGACGTCCCTCGTTTGGATAACACACAGAAGGAGGATAAAAGGTGCCCCAATCTTTCGCACCCTTCGGTCTTCGCGCTGTGGCTGCCCTTGGCACCCATGGTAACGAACTCCGCGCTTATCCGCTTCCCAACGGCGCTAACTGCCCGGACCTCGGTAAGGGTTCTCCGGTCAAGCTGTCGGGTGGCGTAATTGTTTCGGCTGGTACTGGTGGTGGCCCCCTGCTGGGTGTTGCTGCTGGTTTCGCGTGGATCGACCCGACCACGAAGCAGCCTCAACTCAAGAACTCAATCCCCGCAGATACGTCTTCGGCTGGCCTCTATAACGGTTCCGACCGTCCGGCGGCCTACGTCGTTGACAATCCCAACGCGCTCTTCATTGTGCAGGCTGACGCTTCCGTTACGGCGGGCGACCTCGGCTTGAACTTTGACGTGACCGCGTCTGGCGGCGATGTTGATGCAGTATACGGTGTTTCCCGCTACACGCTGGATGCGTCTACCCGTACCTCTGCTATTGGCACTGCGCTGAAGCTTGTGGGTTTGGCCAACATTGTCGACAACAACTGGGGCGATCCGTTCCCGATTGTGGTCGTGAAGTTGAACGGTCCAATCCTCCAGCAAGTTTCTGCGGCATAATAGGGGGGACTAGACAATGACTATTTTGACTCGCGCACAATTTGCGAAGCAGCTTGTTCCCGGCCTTAACGCTATCTTCGGCACTGCCTATAAGAGCATCGACAACGAACACACTCCGCTGTTCGACATCGAGAAGTCTGATCGGTCGTTCGAAGAAGAAGTGTTGATGACGGGCTTTGGTACGGCCCCGGTCAAGGACGAAGGCGATCAGGTGTTCTTCGACACCGCCTCCGAAGCTTGGACGAGCCGCTTTACCCATGAAACCGTTGCCATGGCTTTCGCCATCACCGAAGAAGCTATCGAGGACAACCTCTATGGCACGACGGGCAAGATGAAGGCGAATGCGATGGGCCGTGCGATGGCGAATGCCAAGCAGGTGAAGGCCGCTAACGTCTTCAACAACGGCTTCTCCACTAGCTCCCTCTACGCTGGTGGCGATGGCAAGCCTCTCTTCGCTACCGACCACCCCACGCTGGCGGCTGGTACGCAGTCCAACAAGGTTAGCTCGGACCTGTCCGAAACTGCCCTTGAGTCGGCCCTGATCAACATCTCGTTGACCAAGGATGACCGTGGCCTGCTGATCGGCGCCCGCGCTGTGAGCCTGCACATTCCTCCGCAGCTTCAGTTCGTTGCCCACCGTATCCTCTTCTCTGACCTGCGCGTCGGTACGGCTGACAACGACACGAACGCTCTGAAGGACATGGGCCTGTTCTCGAAGGGCTACACCGTCAACCACCGCTTCACGGACACGAACGGCTGGTTCATTCGCACTGATGTGCCGAATGGTACCAAGATGTTTATCCGTGCGCCGCTGGCCACCAAGGACGATGTGGACTTCCTGACGGGCAACATGCGCTACAAGGCCCGCGAGCGTTACAGCTTCGGCTGGTCTGACTGGCGTCAGTGGTACGGCTCCTCTGGTTCAACCTAATGGTTTGGGGGCTTCGGCCCCCATTCCCTCATCCTTAAGGAGAATCAGATGACTACTTTTAGCTACCCTGTCAACATCGCCAATCACGAACCCGCTTCCGGTTCCGTTGTCGATTTGACGCAAGCCCGCGTTCCGGGCCGTTACTCCGTAGTAGTAAACACTGCCAAGTCAGGCACGGCGGTTGGTGCGACCACCATCCCGTTGTTCGTGGCTCCGGCTGGCTCTAACTTCTACGAATGTGTTCTTGACATTACGACCGCCTACGATAACCTTGACACCAAGATTACCGTCGGCACCTCGGCCAACCCTGCTACCCTGTTCGCAGCTACGTCCGTGAACACCGCAGGTCGCCGCGATTACGCTGGTTCTGCTGCCCAAGTTTCCACTAACAGCATTGTGCTGGCGGCGGATACCACGGTCCAGGCCATCGTGTCTATTGCTACTTCGACTGTGGCGGCGGGTTCCGTCATTGTCCACGTTGTGATCGGCTAACAAGTTTGGCAGGCTCCTCCTTCGGGCGGGGTCTGCCTTACTTGCTTTAGGAGCTTCCCATGCCCGGCATCAAAACTATTCGCGTCGTCCCCTTCCAAGTCAGCACATCCGCGACTACGACGAGCGACCCCATTGACCTTGACTACCGCTTTGACGGTTCGCCCTCCCGGTGCTTCTGGGTCCAGAAGAGCGCCGCCGCAGGCCCCTCCATTTTCTTGGAAGCCGCACCCTTCGAAACTGGCCCGTGGATTGCGTTCGCTGAAGTCACTGCCGCAGTCACCACGACCCTTGTGCAAGTGATCTTCGACGTTCCCTACGTCCGCAGTTCCTATGCTGGCGGCGGCCCGCTCGTAACTATTTACGGAGTCGTCTGAGGAATCGCGCCAATGGCAACCAGCGGCGTAGCCTCCTTCGACCCCACCTTTGACGAGATACTTCAGGATGCTGCTGCCATGGTTGGCGGCGGTCCCCTTCTTGCTGACGAACTGATTAGCGCCCGGCGCGGCCTCGATTACATGTTGACGGCCATCCAGAACCAGAACGTCCTTCTCCACAAAATCGAAACCACGACCGTGCCCGTCACAACTTCCGAGGGCACCGTAACTTTTGGTCCTAGCATTTCCGACGTGCTTTCTGCCAGCACCCGCACCAGCACCACCGACATTCTAATGGACCGCGACGGCTACGAACGCTGGGCGGAAATCCCCACCAAGTCCCAGACCGGGCGCCCCACTCGTTACTGGTGGGATCGACGCCGCACTTCCAACATCCTAAATCTGTGGCCGCTACCCGACCAATCCTACACTATCGTACTGACAATTCAAAAGAATGCTGAAGACACGCTCCGCGCCTTCGATAACATTGACGTGCCCCGGCGCTTCCTTCCTGCCGTCACCTATGGCCTTGCCTACTGGATCGG